CCTCAGGGCGCCGGTACCGCTTCTCTCTCCTTGAAGGAGAATCAGAATGGTACTGTGCGTTTAACAGGTAAACTGGTTCTCCCTTCAATGGAAACATTGAGTGGAGCTACCTATGCCACCAAAGCATTTGAATGCCTTGGTGACTTTAACCTGGTTTTCCCTGCTAGGTCGTCACTTCAAAATCGCAAAGACCTGAAAGCAATGTTTATTGACTTTCTGGGCGATGCGCTAGTGACCTCTGCTGTGGAAAGCTTCGTCCACCCTGTCTAAGATTTCTTAGACTAGGTTTATGCGGGCTTTCCCGCAATAAGGATCAACAATGTTAGTTCGAAACAACATCGATTGTCCCTCTTGTGGGAAAAGTAGTCTTGTTAGACTTTCTTGTCGTTTACCTCTTAGTATTGGAAAAGTCGAATGCAGTACATGTTGTATTGATTGCGGCTTCTCCTCATCTAAGAACGTACCTGTCAGAATGTTCTACGAGATATTTCGTTGTGCGAATAAATCGTATAACGAAACTCCTAAGGTTCGTAGGTTAAATAGTGGTCGCCGTAAGGCGGATGACTTGGATAAGTGGTGCTGGATTACTGATGCTCCTCCTGCTCTTGGTAGCGATTCTTCGTTACCTGAACGGAAGGTTTATCAGATGATTCGGCAAAACATTATTCCAATGTTTTTCGCCTCTGGCTTCTACTATTGTGGACTTGCCGAAACTGATCTCATGAGCCGTTTTTGCGGTTATGTTAGCAGTCGGTATTGTCCTTCACCTATGAGCTATGAGGATTTTCGCATGGTAGTGTTTTAGCAGCACTACCCACATCCATATGGAGAGTTTATGAAAGAGCATGAGCTCGATCGTCACGTTGAGGTGGCTGAAGCCATCCTTCGTGCTCTCGATTGTCCACGTTCTTTGGCGGTAGTAATACTACTAAGGAACAAGATGTGGGACGAGATCGCTAATCTAAAACTTAATCCCTTAGATTTTAATGACCCAGACGAGTTCTTCCTTGCTCATCAGGCCACGAAGCTTTTATCTAAAGCTAAGTGGTTACCGACGAGCATAGATAAACGTCAGGTCGCTAAGGATAAGTTTTTAGAGTCCGAACAACTCTGCTTCCGTACAAACTCGATCTGGGCATCTTTCCGTCAGTCGGAGTTAAACCTCCAACCTGACTTTCGGCAGATACTTCATTCTGCCAGAAGAAAAATCGGAAAAGTGCTTGGTTCGAATCTTTATGCGTGGACTGAGTTGTGTGATTTCGGACCTGGAGCAGATGGTTCTACTGTGCACGGAATGACTTCCGCTTACAATAAACTAAGTAATCCAGGATGTGTTACCCGCGGTGCTTACCCCTATTTAAACGTCTTCTGTGAGTTAACTACTCTCGGTAGACTTTTTACAGGGAACATCGCAACTGGGCAGTTAGATATAACTGTTTCCAGGGGTAACTCGGTCACATTTGTTCCTAAGAGCGCTAAGACTGATAGACCTATTGCTGTTGAACCTCGTTGGAATATGTTTTTCCAGAAAGGTTTGGGCCGTTACGTTCGTAATCGGCTCAAACACTTTGGAGTAAACTTAGACTTTCAAGGTTTAAATCAAGCTCTAGCAATCTATTCGTCTCGTACTGGGAAGTACGCGACAATTGACTTAGCGTCCGCTTCCGACACTGTGTCATATGAGGTAGTTTCGGCATTGTTGCCTGAACCGTGG